TGTAAAGATGTGTTTAATAAAATTAACAAAATACTCCTTGCAAATAATAACCAACAAATTGAATGGTAATGACAGAGATATACGAACAGATGCTCCGGCATAAATTAACACCTAATCAAACATATTTTCTACATTGTATAAAACATAAAACAGTTCCCTCTAATTTTATTAATATACCATTAGAAATTCAAAGATTAGAACAAGGAGGATGGGTTGATAACAATGAAATCACTCCAAAGACTATAGCTTATCTAGAAGGTTTAGAAAACTATTTTAAGAAAGCTAAGAAAAAATCTAGCACTGACATTTTAGGAGATAACTACATAGAAAATCTACAAGGATATCTTGAGTTATTTCCTAATATAAAATTACCTAGTGGAAAACCTGCTAGAGTAAACGTAAAAAGCCTGGAAAATGTATTTAGATGGTTTTTTACAGAATATGATTACACATGGGAAACAGTATTTTCAGCAACAAAACTATATCTAGATGAGTATGAAGCACAAAATTGGAAATACATGAGAACTTCACAGTATTTTATCAGAAAACAAAATACAGATAAAACATATGAAAGTGATTTAGCTAATTATTGTGACATAATACTTAATGGTCTGGATGATAATAAACCACATTTCACCGACAAAGTAGTATGACAAACAGTTTAAAAATTTTATTATTTTCTTTAGTTACATTGTTGTTTAGTTACACAGTTATTAATATATTTGTAATCCAAATCACTGTATTACAATTCTTAGGTATAGAACTAGTAAATTTAGCTCTTACCTATATCCATAAAAATTATAGAAAATCATTAATAGTCATCAAATGAGTAAACCGTGGAAATCACAGAAGGATTCTTATTCTTCAGCTTTAAAGTACTTAAAGCAAAGACAACTTGGTCTAGTTAAGAGTATAAAAACTCCTTGGAATAAGTTTAATGATGCTACTTTAGATGGTTTAGAATGGAATACTATTATAGTTATTGGTGCCAGACCAGGTACCGGTAAAACAGTTATTGCTGATCAAATAGTAAGAGAAGCTCATAGATTAAATCCTGATCAAAACTTTAGAGTTTTACAGTTTCAATTTGAAATGCTAGGAAGAACTCAGGCTATTAGAGAATATACAAGTGTGCTTAGTAAATCATACAAGTATTTATGCAGTGCTGAAGGAACTATAACAGATGAGGATTTAGAGAAATGTTATAAATATTCTCAAAAAAAAGTTGCGGGGAGTAAAGTAAATGTCATAGATAATCCATGTACTGTAGCAGAATTTGAAAAACTAGTATTAGAATACTATGAAGAATACAAAGAACCTGTTCTAGTAACTATTGACCATTCTATTCTATTTCAAAAAGCACCTTATGAAAAAGACCTCCAAGAAATGTTGAGTAATCTTGGTAAAACACTAACCCAACTCAAAAAACAAATACCTGTACTCTTTATTCTTTTATCACAATTAAATAGAAATAGTGATAATCCGGAAAGAGCAGAAGATGGTAAATACTCTAATTATATTTTAGAATCAGATATATTTGGTTCAGATGCTTTGTTGCAACACGCAGATTTACTAATAGGTGTAAATAGACCAGCAAAACAAAAGATTAAATATTATGGTCCTGATAGATATATAATTGATGATGATAAAACATTAGTGTTCCATTTTCTTAAAGTAAGAAATGGAGAACCAAGAATTAGTTTCTTTAGAGCTGAATTTGAGAAAATGAGTATAGCAGAAATGGTAACACCAGCAACCCAATCAAAAAGATTAACAGTATGATAAGTAATGGAAAGCTAACTACAGCAGAACGTAGAGAAAAAACAGAAGAGTTAATTAAAGAACATCTTTGGAAGTTTCAAATTATAGAAGAAGAAGCTCCTTTGTATATTCCTAAATCAGCTTATATACCTAGAGAAAAAACTGAAAAATATGTATCATTTTTCCCTAGTGAGTTATTAAAGCAAAAGGATATATACACAGAGTTTGTAAGCTATGATCTAACCCCTGAAGATCCTACAAGAACTCTTTATAGACTTAGATACAATCCATATTTTGATGAAGAATATGAAAAAACAGAAGGTGAAAATTTTAGATATTTAGTACCTGTAAAAGAATTAGAAAAAATTGAAATTAAAAATCCTGAATCTGATAGTTTAGAAAATGATTTTCCTGACTTTACTACTACAAAACAAATCTCTTTAACAGAAGAGTTATTCCCTGAAGAAACTGAAAGTATAACTAAAAATGAAGACAAAAATGAAGTAGATGAATTATTAACAAACATGACAATTAGAGATTTCGCTGCAATTATGTGGAATTCTCCAGTTAGTAACAAAGAATGGTTAAATCAATTAATTAAAAAGTAATGGATATCGTATTACCTACATCCAGGAGTAAACCTGAAGCAAAAAATCCTAAAAATCTAATTATTTTCTCTAAGCCTAAAACCGGGAAAACAAGTTTGATTGCTAATCTAGATAATTGTTTATTACTAGACTTTGAGCAAGGTTCTGATTTTGTATCAGCTATGAAAATGAAAGTTGATAGTATAGGAACTCTTAAAAAGATTGGTAAAGCTATTAAAGATGCTGGTTCTCCCTATAAATACATTGCTGTAGATACTATTACAGCTTTAGAAGAAATGTGTATAGGTTATGCAGAACAATTGTATTCTCAGTCACCTATGGGTAAAAACTGGTTTGCTGAAGGAGGTGGTAAAGCTAAGTATGGTAATATTATAGGGCTTCCCGAGGGCTCAGGATACTATTGGCAAAGAATGGCATTCACTAAAGTGCTAGATTATGTTCAAACACTAGCTCCTCATATTATTCTGTTAGGTCACGTTAAAGACACTATGTTAGAAAAGAATGGTTCAACTTTTTCAGTAAAAGAACTAGATCTAACTGGGAAATTGAAACGTATAACTACCTCAAACTCAGATGCTATTGCTTATCTTTATAGAAAAGGTGATACAAATGTATTGAGTTTTTATACATCAGATGATGTTGGTTGTGGAGCAAGACCAGAGCATTTACGTAATCAAGAAATTGTTATTTCTGAAGTAAATGATAAAGGTGAGTACATTACTCATTGGGATAAAATATTTGTAGATTAATAAAAAATAAAACAATGAAAAATTTAAAATTAATGATGATGACTCTAATGATGAGTTTGGTTTTTATTTCTTGTGATAAAGATAAAAACTGTAATTGTGGGGTCATAACTAATGATGATATAGAAACATCAAATGGTGAATTATACTACACATTGACAATTAAAAATGATTGTTCCGGTAATAGTCAAAAATTTTATTTTGATTATAATACCTGGTTAAATGCTCCAGTAGGACAAAATTTTTGTGTGACTAATGTTTCAACTTGGATGCCTATTGGTCAAATAGAAGTTATAAAAGTAGAGAATAAAGAAGCAATTTAATTAAAAACAAATAAAAACAAACAATTATGGCATTAAGCACAGAAAATTTAGTAGACAGTAACGGTGGTGGTTTAAGTAAAACAATTAAACCGGGAAATATTACTGCTAAAATCAATGACATTCAACTAGAAGACTTTAAATTTATTGAAGGAGCTGTTCACGTAGTATTAAATCTAGAAACAGAACCTATTGAAGGTTTTGAAGGATTTTTTATTGATAAGGACAATCCGGATTTAGGTCATTACCAAGGTCAAATTGGTAAAGTTCAAGCATCTCAATATGCTTTTGCAGATGGTACTACTAAATCAGGTATTAAAATTGAAAGAGATAAAAACGTATTAATTTTTCTTAAGAAAGTATCTGCTGCTTTAGGAAAAGATGAATGGTTTCTATCTCAAAACAACAAGCATAACACTATCCATGAATTTATTGATGCTTTTAATAGAGATAAAGTATCTAAAGATATCTTTTTAGATTTTTGTATTGCTGGTAAAGAATATGAGAACAAAAATGGTTATACAGCACACAATCTGTTCTTACCTAAAAATAATCCGGGAACATATGTTTTTGGAGAAGCAAATTCTTCTAAAGTAATGACATTTAATGAAAATGATCATATTATTAAAATGGCTAAGCCAGTAGCGACACCAGTAGAAAGCTTTGGTGATGATACTAGTTTACCAGGTTCTGATTTTGATCTAGATGATCTTCCTTACTAAGATATTTATTTGCTAATATCAACAGGAGGGTTATCTTTGTAACCCTCCTTTTTTATTAAACATATGATATCAATAGAAAACTTAATAGAATACATACATATACCGGATGAATGGATATTTGAAAAATATCTTAACTTACCACAGTTAAACGGTCAGGATATTAAAATGAAATCAGTATTTAACAGTGGAGATAATGATCCTAGCATGTTTATATACTATGATACAGGTAAAGGTACCTATAGATTTAAAGATTTTAGTTCCGGGCACGGAGGTAATGGCATCCGTTTAGTAAGTTTACTAGAAAGTATTACTTATCCGGAAGCCTATGAAAAAGTATATAATGATTATATAAACTCTCCTGAAACAATAAAAGCTGAAATTATACCTGAAGAAAAATACAAAGTAAGTGATTATGAAATCAGATCTTGGAATCAACTGGATTCAGATTATTGGACAGCTTTTAAAATAAACTCTAAAAGTTTAGAAACTTATGAAGTTTATCCTTTAGAGTTTTACACAATGTCTAAACCAAATCTTGATGGTACAGTGTCATCATTTACAGTAAGAAAAGATTATATCTATGGCTATTTCAACAAGTTAGGAGAATTGATAAAAATTTACCAACCTAAAAATTTAGACAAAAAGTTTTTGAAAGTAAAGAATTATCTACAAGGTTGGGATCAGTTAGAGTATAAAGTTGACAATCTTATACTAGTTTCTAGTTTAAAAGATCTATTAAGTTTTAAATCTTTAGGGTTTTCAAATTTTGAAAGTTTAGCTCCTGATAGTGAAAACTCAATTATTCCTTTACATATAATAAGCAATCTTAAAACTAAATACAAAAGAATCTTTGTATTATTTGATAATGATACTGCTGGAAAAATTGCTTCAGAAAAATACAACACTTATTATGACACTATAACATTAGAGCTGGAGTTATCTAAAGATTTATCAGACTCAGTAAGAGACCATGGTCAATTAGCAGTAAAAAATGAACTTATTAAACAATTAAAAGAAATGAGCAACGTAAATCATCCTGAACATTACGGGGGAGAGACAAATCCTTATGAAGCCATAAAAGTTATTGAGGCTTGGGACTTAGGTTTTTGTCTTGGTAACGTAGTAAAATACATTTCCAGAGCTGGAAAAAAAGATCCTGATAAACATATACAAGATCTTGAAAAAGCTTTATGGTATTTACAAAGAGAAATTGACATACAAAAACAGAAAACATGATTAAAGCTTCAGATTATTTAAAAGATTTTATACTTGAACCAAATTTTGAAGAAATTGAAGAATTGATTAAAAAGGTTCAATATGACGCAATTACTGAAACAATAAGTACATGTGTTAAAAAAGGTAAAGGTTATTTACAGATTAATGGGGTACCTTCAGTATCTCAAGGTGCTTTACTTGATGTTGAAAATAAATTAAAAAAGGAAATTTATGAAAGTTAATCTAGAAAAACATATTTGGGAAGGATGGACAGCTGGTATGTTTATTAATGAACTAGAACCAGTTATGGACATGATCATGAATAAACAGTCTTGGCAAGCACCTTTTACTTCAAAAGAAGAAGTTAAGAAATGGTGTATGGACAATCAGTCTGGTTACAAAAAGTATATCCCGGATGTTGTAAACTATTTTGTAAAAAAATATAATATATGAAAGAATACATAGGAGTAGACATAGGTAAAAGCGGAGGCATAGCTATTTTAAATAATGGTCATGTTGTTTTACATAAAATGCCTACAATAGGTAATTCTATTGATATAAAAGAATTAGCTAAGTTAATTAACCATCTTAATTCTATAGTGGTTTTTGAAAAGTTAAATTCTATATATGGTACTACTAAACATACTGCATTTTCAATGGGTCATCAAGTAGGTATATTAGAAACTATTTGTACTTTAAATCAAATACCGTTTATAGAAGTTGCTGCAAAAACTTGGCAAAAAGAAATGTTCCAGGGTGTTTCCGAAGTAACAAGAAAAGATGGTAAAAGAGACACTAAAGCTATGGCTGAAATAGCTGCTATCAGACTCTTTCCTAATGTATCTTTTAGAACAACTTCAAGACAAACTACAAACCAAGATGGTGTAATAGATGCTTTATTAATTGCAGAATATGCTAAAAGAAAAAACCTATAAATTTTCCGAAAAGAGTTCGGCAAATATTAGCACTTAAATACTTAATTATTAGTTATTTACGTAAAAAAGTATTGCTTTTTACTATTAGAAACAAAATTCATAAATAAATGTCTTTAGTAAACACAAAACGCAAAAATTTAATTATTAGACCTAGCGGTAGATCAACTGATTTTTTAACTCCTACTATAATAATGGGTTGCGGTTTTCAATGCTCTTATTGTTTTTGTAAAAGATATAAAACAGAAGGTGTAGATGTAGCAACTAATATTAATGATATACTTACAGAAATTGATCATCATGTATGGTTTGCTGATGTAGAAAAACCTAATCAAACTCATCCTGAGTTTATAAGTTATGATTTAGGTTGTAATTCAGATATGGCTTTACATGCTAAACATTATGATTGGCGTAAAGTATTTGACTTTTTTAAGAATCATCCTAAAGCTATGGGATCCTTTGCTACTAAATATGTAAATGAAGATTTATTAACTTATAATCCGGAAGGTAAAATCAGAATAAGATTCAGTCTTATGCCTGAGAAATATGCTAATAAACTTGAACCTAACACAACTTCAATAGATCTTAGAATAAAAAATATAGATAGGTTTATTAAAGCAGGATATGATGTTCACATAAATTTTTCTCCCGTAATTGTAGAAAAAGATTGGCTTATAGAATATGGTGAGTTATTTAGAAAAGTTCAAGGTGGTGTGGAATACAAAGACAAAGTAAAAGCTGAAGTAATATTTCTTACTCATAATGAAGGAAAACATCAGTATAATTTGCATAACAGTTTATTTGGAGAAGAACTACTTTGGAAACCTGAAATTCAAGAAAATAAAACATCACAGTACGGTGGGAATAATATAAGGTATAAACATGATCTAAAATCTCAATACATAAAACAATGGGTTGAATTACATGATAGCATTATACCTTGGAATACAATTAGATACATATTTTAATAACAAAAATTTATGAGTTTACAAAATAGAGAAGAACTCTTAAGTAAAGCTTGTAAAGAATTAATGTTCCGGGAAATGTATTGGGGCTTCTTTATACTTATGATGAATAAAGTATGGAGAAAAGACTTACCAACAGCTGGAGTAAGTAAGAATGGAATAAACTTTCAACTTGCTATTAATGAAGAATTCTTTACAAATTTACCCAAACTTCATAGAGAAGGTTTAATTCAACATGAAGCAATGCATATAGCATATAATCACTTAACTCAATGGTTTAATTTTAAAGATAAGAAAATAGCTAACATAGCTATGGACTTAGTAATTAACCAAACTATTAGTGATGATTATTTGCCAGAAGGAGGAATGAAGCTTGAGCTTTTTCCTGAACTAAATTTAGAGCCTAATAAAAGTACTCATTATTACTATGAGAAACTTATGCAAGCTCAAGATCAAAAAGAACAAACAGGTTCTTCCGGATCTCAAGCATTAGATTCTTTATTAGATCAAATAGAAGGTAGTCAACCAGGTAATGGTGATCCTCAATTACCTGATCATAGTACTTGGGGAGAGTTTGAAGGATTATCTGAATCTGAAGAAAGAGTAATGAAAGCTCAGTTAGACAGAGTATTAGAACAAGCTGCTGAGATGACTGAAAAGAAAAGAGGTACTGTGCCTGGAAATATTAAAGATTATCTTATAGCTCTTAAACAAGTAGAACCACCTAAATTTGATTGGAAAGGTTATCTAAGATTATTTATAGGTACCTCTGCTAAAGTGTACATAAAGAAATCTAGAAGAAAAGAGAATAT